AGCGCCAGTTACAGAACATTCAAATAAACTTCCTAATGCTCCACCCTGTTTTAAATGAGATACAAATGTGTCGATTTTAAATGTCATATTTTTTTCTCCGATGACTAAAGTTAAGATGTGATGGGGAAGTCTTTTTTACAAGTTCTCCCTTCGGAAGTCATCGTCTTCCCCCATCTGTCTGTTATATTTATATACTACTATTTATCGGTTATCTGGCACCAACAATTTCTTCAAATTCAACACCACTTCTAACAGCAACAAATTGTAATTGTATGAAGTTAATTGAACGTGATGGTTTTACATAGATATCTCCACGAAATTCGTTTCGATCAACAACATCTGTAGTATTATTACTATCGTCACAAACTACCTGAAAGTCTTGAATTCCACCTCTTCCTTGAATATCTCTCATGAAAGGTTCTACAGTTGCTACGAATCTAGATCGTGTAAATGCATCGTTAAACTCAAACAAGAAGGAGTTTGCCATCTTAGCAATTGATTTTTCCAAAAGGATAAACAATCGTCTTACGTTGATTCTATCAAACGCAGAAGGTTTTGCTAATAATGTTTTATCACCGAAAAGAAGTATTCCACTTCCCGGCATTGCTGTAACAGGATTAATACCATTTTTATAAAGGTCATCCCTTTGTGTCTTATTTGGATTAAAAGGAAGTTTAATGGCATTACGAATATTACCCCTATCGATTCCAGCAGGCGACCAAAAAGGATCACGTGCATAATCTGTGAAGGCACAAGTTCCAGCGACATCACCATTTAATGGAACATATCGATATACATCATTGTACTTATCATACATGTATTTCCATCCAGAGTCAAGTACTGCATATGAAGAACTCGGCAATGAATTACGAAATGCTACAACATCATCAACTTCGCTTCCTGCGTTATCAACAACGTTTGCTTGTGTAGGTGAAATAAATGCTACACAATCCTTACGATATTCTGCAATATTATTAATTGCATGAATAGCCGTAGCTGCACTTGCATCGGCAGTCATCAGAAGAGTAACATCTACTTTTTCAGTATTTTTGAATTCATCCAAAGCTGTCTGAATATTTCCAGCGGTTGCTGCTGTTCCAGCAGTTCCACCAGTCAGACTTCCAGAAACGATAATTCCTTTAGCGTTAAATGTTCCGGATGCGACTCCACCCCATGCGGTTGTTCCACCTAACCATGTGGCTACTGTATCACCATCTGCGTGATGATCCATCCAACGGAGATACTTTGACTGTCTATTAACTAGATCTTTGTAATAGATACTTTGTCCGTCTTCACCTTTGGCTCCACCGGCAACTGATCCAGTATATGTTTCCACTACAGTATTGTTTGCTCCAGTAATTTCACCATCTTCATCAACTATGACAACATGAATTTCATCATAGTTTCCGCTATTTCTTTTGGCGTGGGCTGAAGTAACAGGCTCACTATCGAATGCATCTGCATATTCCCATCTACGTGAATATGTGTTTGCTGATGCGGCTAGTGCAAATGGTTCTGATACTGTCATTGAAGTGGCACTTCCAATTGCTGAAATTTTTCTTTCTTCGTTGGTTGTAGTAAACTTGAAAAGATCTCCTACTGTAAACTGCGTATCAAACTGAGTATTTGCATGTCCAGTAATAGTCACTCCGTTTGCTGAACATCCTGCAGTCATCATCATTTGAGCTGCGGGTTCTCCGAATCCTGATCTTTTCTTACGAACGCCAGCCGCGGCAGCGCCTGCATTCAGATTTGCTGTCCACCCTTTTGCTACACATTCTACAGCACTTGTAACTGCAGTAATAGTCAAATATTGACTGTCAAGAAAAATAACATCTCCTACTGCTAATTCTGTAGTGTAGAGTGTATTAGTTCCCGTTAAGGTATTGTTTGCAACAGTCCATAACATTGTTCCAGTTAAGGCAACATCTGTATTACTGTTAAGTGTTCCATCTGCATTTGTATTTGCATGAGTAGCTGCACACATGGAAACTCTTAACGTGTTTCCAAGATCTCCTGCATATTTTGCAATGAATGCTCCAGCAGTGGTGACTTGTGATCCACCCATATCTGGGTCGTATGTATTTTCATAATGTTCATCATTTCTTACTTGTAGTGCTGTGGTCATTGCTGCATTATTTGCATCTGTACCAGCTGCACGAACTACTTTAAGATTTCCGGCATATGCGAGATAACTTGCAGCAGTAAAATATGTTTTGTATGTTGCGGCGTTTGGTTTACCAAATTGACTTGATAATTCTGATTCATTACTAATTGTAACGACATCAAGTACAGGTCCCCATTTAAAAGGACCGGCAATTCCACCTTCTGTCATAGACATTTCAGGTACAATAGTTGTTAAATCAATTTCTTTGCTTACAACGCCTGGACTAATTGTAAAAGGCATCTTATCTCTCCTATAGATTTAAGTTGAAAGATTATGGTTTGTAGATTTTATACCATATTACTTTTATTTATCTTTTTAGAGTTCTCTATAATCATAAATATTAAGTGTTATCATAAATTTATAGAGGATATATGAATTACAAAGAAGCTTTTAAATTTTTAGACTGTAAAAAAGATAAAGAACGATTTCTTAAAAAGGTTGATCGTTCAGAAAAACATACAGAATGCCATATCTGGCTCGCGTCAAAAAATAAAACAGGTCATGGAATGTTTTCTGTTATGGGAAAAACTATACCCGCAAGTAGATACGCCTTTATGATGTATGGTAACTTCTCATCAATCTCTGGAATGCGAGGTGAATTAGGACCTAATGAAGTAGTAACTCAAACTTGCTTCAATCCATCCTGTGTAAATCCTAAACACCTTGAAGTATCCAATAAAAGAAAGATAGGAAAAAGATTATCCATCCATCCAGATCAATTGATTACTGGTTCTCTGAGTTTTTTAAATAGATTAAAAAAGGAAAGGCCTGATTTAACTAGTAAAATTGAAGATTTAATAACAGAAATAAACAATCCACCTACTGAAGTTAATTTTGCAGATATAGATCCATTTAGTAATATAGCCTCCTAGCATCATCATCCACCGTCCATACTGTACCTGTATCATCTTGGAAGGATTCTGGTTCTTGTCCATCATCTATAATTCCAAACGGCAACATATCTTGTTCTAAGGTTTCCATTTGTTCTTCCCACATTTTCTTTCGTATATCCATATTTGTCATCTCCTTAAAATATCTCTGTTGGACTAACCACCCAAAGATCACCAATGTCATTGCTAGATCATCATGTGCTCCCTCCTCTGCTTGATACGTATTGTTTGTCAAAGCAAAGGTTGTTAGCTCTTTAATGGTTTCAAAATCGGATATGATCAACTGTTCTTGTTCTATCAGATCTTTGAGAGTTGCACATCCTATTCTCTTGATCTGTTTACTTGTTCTTATTCCCAATTGAATGTTCTTTGCAAATCCACCACCGATTTGTTGTCCTGCTCTCCCTCTCATAGTAATGATCATAATGTTTTCATACTCCAAATCATAGTGAAGTGTATCAGCAACTTGAGATCCAATATCGTTTACTTCAACAAGTACATGAGCCATATTGTATTTTTGACCCACATTATAGATCACATTTGGGTATAACATGGGAGAAATTTGATTATCCCTATACATTGCGACTTGTTTATATGGCATTTGTGAAACATCAAATACGTTAAATGCAGAATAATCCACACCTTTACCTTGAGCAGTATCTGCGACTAATGCGTATGTATGTTTTTTAATAGGTTGTTCATATACAAGAAGATTATTACTTTCATGTATTGGGTTTTTAAATACCATTGTTCTGAGTTTTGATGGAGCAATCAACGTGTATGTTGATCCCACAAACTCACATTCAAACTCTTGTGTAAACTGTACTTCAGAAGTATTACGTATTGTTTCTTCTTTCCATTTACCATCTCTGCCAGGCATCTCTGACCAATGTACTTCAATCGGTACATAATCATTTCTACCTTCTTCTGCTTCTATCCACATTTTGTAGAACATATTCAGTCCAAGTGGAGTTGAAACAATAAGTACCTTAGTAGATTCACCAGAAGAAATTGTAGGATAAACAGAAGTGAAGAATTGTTCGGCTATGTTTTGAGGAACGTGAGCAAACTCATCAAGGAAAATAATGTTAAAGGAACTACCACGAACAGCAGAACTAGAAGTGGCCGCGGCGATAACCTTAGATCCGTTTTCTATTTCAATATTACCCTTGTTCCATACAACTGCTCCTTGTTGTAACCATTTGGGTAAATGTTCGTATGCAAGTTGTAATCTAGCAAGTAATTCCCTTGCTACCATTCCTTTGTTCGCTAAAATAGCAACATTAACACTTTCGTTAAATAGAACGTAATGTAGTAGAAAGGATATAATGGTAGTAGATTTGCCTGTTTGTCTAGGCATTTTACAGATCACAAAACGATTGTCGCTGAATTTATGTATCATGTCCTTTTGAAAAGGGTACATATCAAATGGTACAAGACCCTTATCTACGTGAACAATACGTACATAAGTTTCGATGAAATGTTCAGGATTCTCCTTACAAAGCATGTACTCTTCAAGGTTTTTCTCTGTCCAATTTATCTTCTGTCCGACATTTTTTAAATTGGGGTTGCCGAGATATGTGGTTGATTTCATTAGGTTTTTCCTCAACAACTCTTATGATGATTATTAAAATGACACATCCACGCACCTTCAAACATAGATCCATCTGTGGGTTTGTGACATTTAATACATGATACTTGTTTTTTTCTCATTTGAACACCATTTCTTATATTTTCCAATGCTTGACCTGTTCGTTTACCTTTTGCTTGTCCTCTAGGCATGAATAATTCACCATTCTCATATTTTTCTCTCATCAATTTGGAATGTTCTGGTCTTTTCTTGCCTGTATTCTCTAATCTGGCGGCCTCGCAGCCAAGTTCACTATATCTTGGATTATCTTTCCACGGCGTACATTGTGAAAAGTCTTTAGTATCTATAAGAACGGGGCCGAGGTTTAATGGATCTATATATATTTTAGACATGATTTTCTCCTTCATAGAAAATTGTGTTAGGTGGGGAGAGTGCTGATTACACTCTCTCTACCACTATATATCATTTTTTCTGTTTTAGACTATCTTCCGACTACATTCTGTATATTCGTTTTTTATATGTTGTAAACAATCCTGACAATCTTTAGTCTTTTTTTCCTTTGCCTGATTTTCAAGAATTTGATTTAACGAGTTAAGCATTCTGTTCTTAGCATGTTTAATTTGTTTTGAAATAAAATTATCAGAAAGTGTTACTTTTATCATTTTTTC